CCGCTTCGAGTACGAGTATTCTTTACTAATCCCCTTGTAAACGTGTTGTTTATGAGGGATTTTTATTTTATTACGGGCATATTGCGGGCAAAAGTAAAAATGAATCCCCTTTTCACACACGTGTAATGACCCCCAAAAAATCTTCATGCTTATTTCTTTCCCCTTTTTTATAGCATCCACAAAATCCACATTTTGAGCATATCTTTCATACATGCGAATGACTACGGAAAAATCTTTGTAGTGTATCAGTTCCAAATAACAGCTATTTGGAGTTATAGGACATGAGGATTATCAAAAATCACATTTTACCCTTACTAAAACCTTACTATATTTTTTGTTTTACCCTTGCCGTAATCTTGCCGTTATTTAACAATTCATCTTAGGGTAATCTTAGGGTATTTTGCTCGTTTTCCCGTCGTTTTCCCGCCGTTTTCTCTAGTTATAAGGTGAGAATAATCACCTATTGGAATCTAAGCGAATAATGTAAATATAGATAAATGTACATGATTTAGAAAACAGTGCATGTTCGAGGTACTTATAACCGTTTCCAAACCGTTTTCTTGCTTCGAAAGCAATAGTATGTTTGTACTATGAGTGTGAGATTTTCCCACGTTATCCTATGCCGTTTTACTTGAATAACGCTTGTTTAACGCTCGTTTTCGTGTTTTGTTTGTGTCTAAGCGGTTTTCTTTTGCCGGGCGAACAATATATCATCCGAAAAGAAAAAGCCCTAAAATCGCAAACCTTGAAAGCGAAAACGGGTGTAAATAAATGATGCTGCCTCATCTCACGACGAAACAGCATAAACACAAAATTCTTTTAAATGTAAGCCCGGCAACCGTATTGTTACCGGGGTGGCTTTGTTGATTGGCGTCAACTTTCATGTGTCATTTATTGATGTGAGTTGTAGACCATTTCATTTAGTACTGTACAATTGTCTTTACTGAGACCTGCATTAAAACTGGTGCCGGATTCCACAGTTACCAGCCTGTCAATAACGCAAGTCTGGCAATACATTACGTTAACCGTTACTTTATCGTTGTTCTGTAGAATCTTCAGCAGTCTTTCGATGAACTGTTCTCCTTCTTCTGTCCGCTCTTTGCTTGCGGGTTCTATTATCATTCCCATAGTTATATTGATTGATTTCTGTTGTTATCGTTAAACATTTCATCCCAGATACAGAAAGCAAGAAGGATGATACAAATAATTAGTGTAGCGTTCATAATTGATTAAACATCAAAGAAGTGTTCTCCGGGCTTCTTGAAAAAACGATATCCGGTATACAAGCAACCTAATACTATCAATATTTTCATCTCGTTATAGTTTAAGAGTTGTAACCTGTTGGTATATCGTGGAGGCTCTTATTATTTCTAATGGTGTGCCGGTCACTTCTATTGCTGTGTACTCTTCGTATTCGAATACATTATGCTTTATTCCTTCTATCTTTAGCATGGTAGTAATATCCTCTACTTGCTTGCTCTCGTGGAGCTTGTAGACCTTTGTTTCTGTCATAGTGTATATTTTATGATGGGGTAGCGTTTTACGACCCCATCCGATTAATAATCAATCACCACAATACAACCCACATCCGTAGCCCATTGCACGACTAATACGGTCCTGGTACTCATTATAAGAGATACCCTCTTTGCGTGCTGCTATCTCGGCTTTCATGCGTTCCGCTTTGGCTTCCGCTTCTCTTCTGATCCGGTCGGCTTCGATTTGTGCACGAAAAAGAACCGAACTAATAGCGGCTTGCTCTCTTTTCTCACGTGCCTTTTCTTCATGTACTTTTTCTTCCTCTTCGATTGCTTTGCATTTTTCTGCTATGGACTTTTCCCATTTTGCTGTTTTCCAAGATTTACGGAGTGCATCGGCAAATGTCGGGTACTTTGCACAGGCGTTCGTAAATAGGGCCCAAGCTTTTTTCATTATCTTGCTTAAATCGTAACGTGCCATATCTTTATATCGTTTTATGTTATTATTATGACGCAAATATATCGTATTAAAATATACAATCAAAATAAATAGCACGGAAATATCATGTATAAGAGTATATTTAACCTTTATTTATACTTTTGTTCGATATAATGTAGTATGTTTGTACTATAATCTAAAACGATATAATATGGAACTAAGAATTAAAGATGTATTAAAGGAAAAAAAAGTGACCGTTGTATCACTTGCAGGAATGATAGGGATAACTCAGCCAAATATGAGTAATATTGTTAATGGTAAATCTACACCTTCTCTCGAAACATTGGAAAAGATTGCATCAGCTTTAGAGGTTGATATTACAGAACTGTTTGGACCTTCTTCTTCCGGTGGTATTATTGGAGTGATCCGCATAAGAGATACCAATTACAATATAAATAGCGTATCGGACTTGTCCTGGCTGCTGGATAGAATAGAAAGCGGAGAAATTGTTTTATAATATCAAAGTAGAATAGTCATGAATGAAGATTTAAAACAGTTGTTAGATAAAGCTGACACACTCAAAGAAGAGTTATCCGCTTTACGTCCATTACCGGAAGATGCGTTGCAAAAGATACAGGACGCCTTAGATATAGAATACACTTACGAAAGTAACCGAATCGAAGGTAATACCCTTACATTGCAGGAAACCGCCTTAGTGGTAAATGAAGGCGTTACCATATCCGGCAAGTCTATGCGTGAACATTTGGAAGCTATCAATCATAGCGAAGCTATTGATTATATCAAAGATATAGCGAAGAAGGATATAGAGATAAGCGAACGCACTATCAAAGAAATACATGCTCTTATCTTGCATGGAATAGATCGTGAAAATGCCGGGCGGTATCGCACCGTTCCCGTTATGATTTCCGGTAGTACCCACATGCCGCCACAACCTTATCTAATACAGAAACAAATGGAGGATTTTATGATAAAGTACCGACAGATGGAGGAAGAAAAAGTACATTCGGTACTTATAGCCGCATATCTTCACGACGAACTTGTACGTATTCATCCGTTTATTGATGGAAACGGGCGAACGTCACGTTTATTGATGAATCTTTATCTTTTACGGAATGGGTATACATTGGTTACTTTAAAAGGTAGCAATGAGGATAAAATAAGTTATTATAAAGCACTGGAAGAATCTCATACAGAGAATAAGCCGGAAGCCTTTCAAAAACTTGTTGTTGAGGCCGAAATAGCCTCTTTGCAAAGATATTTGTCTATAATGCAATAGGGTATGAATACAAATGAAATAGATAAATTGAGCTTTTGCAAAGCTCATGCCTTGTTTGAAACTGGAGATATAGATCGTATTGAGGTGGCAACCGTAAAAGGATTGTGTGACATACACCGTTATTTGTTCGATGGGTTGTACAGGTTTGCTGGACAGGTGCGTACGTTGAATATAGTAAAGGGAAACTTTCGTTTTGCTAATTGTATGTATCTTGATGTGATGCTCCCAGTAATAGAAAAGATGCCGGAAACGAAATTTGAGGAAATCATTGCTAAATATATATGATTGTAGCCATATCCGAAGAATTGCTGTTTAAGCTAGTAGAATTTGCAGAAAATCTGGGTCGTAAAAAAGAACGGATCAACTCCTTTAAAGAATCTCAATTTATATCTCAAAATCAGGCACATATCCGGTATGGCAAAGGAAATGTTACTAAATGGGTAAAAGCTGGCATAGTGAAGAAATATAAAGATGCTGATGGAAAGTTACGTTCCGGCGTTCGTTATGATGTGCTTGACCTGGAATCAGCCGCTTTTAAATGTAATTATATGAAAGAACTTTCCCCTTTGGCAAAGGCTGAAATGAGAGAAATAATAAGCCCCGTTCCTTGATTGGTTCGGGACTTTTGTTTATACTTAGCCATTAAAACTATAATTTATATTCATCGTTCAGACGTTTTATGACTCTTTTTATTGTTGAGGCTGATAGCTTATGCTTGTTTGAAAGAAAGTCCCGAATTTCGGCTTTTTTTCGTCCTTCTGCAAGCATATCTCTATACTCATAGAACATAAAGATACATTATATCATCTGCGCTCACTCCGTTTCTGTTCATTGTAGCAAGTAGAAAGCGGCTTGATGCTAAAACCTCATATGCTTTCATCTGCTTTGGGAATATAAGGTAAGAAATCAAAGCCTTTAAACTCTTTACTGTTGATGGTATGAGTTACCTTTTGTTTATCAGAAAGACCTATAATTCGGGAAACTATATTGGGATTAAACGCACCAACAATAGCACCTTCTAATTGTTGTGTCCTGATGACATTCTCTATGCGTGTAATGACTACGGAAAAATCTTCATGACTACCTTTTTTAAAATCGTTCCAAAAGGACTTACTAACATCTAAATAAGCCATTAACCCGGTCAGAGAGTAAGGACGTTGTGTAGGGTTTTCTTCTTTTTCCTTTATTTCTCCTTTCGTTTTATTCTTGATTACTTTCCATGGAGTCCTGTCACAATAGGCAAAATACTCACAGGCTGCTTCCCACAACTGTTCAGGAGAAGCAAAACGCTTGCTTCTCCCATGCTTATTTCTCAACTTCCAAAATTGGTTTCCTTTAGGTGCAGACATAACTAATGTTCTTTTAATTGTTTGATTAAATCCGCTTCTTCCTGGTTCTTGACTACAACGGTCAATCCTGTAGAAACTTCTCCTGAATGCTCGGTGTTCTGTTTGTTCTTCCATCTATCAGGAGCAAGGTTTGTAAGAAGGAATATACCAGCTCCCACATTAGGCTCAACACGGACATTTTTTCTTACTTCCTTTTTCAACTTCTTTTTCTTGCCTTCCATATAGTATTCGGAAGAAACCTGTTCGTATTCATACCCAATGGCAGACCTTGCAAGGGAAGAAACAACATTGCGTTCTAACCCGTTTTTGAAATCTTCTTTCGCTTTTTTATAGCAGTTCCGAAAGTTTCATTTTCCATCCATCGGTAATAGGTACTCTTTCCGATTCCCATTACATTACAAAAATCAATAAGCTTTGTACCACCATAATCTATAAGCCCGTTCTCACATACCCAGTCAACACACTTTTGAATTATCTGTTCATTAAATTTTGCCATATCTTCAATAGTCTTTTATATTTAGTCATTAAATTACAAATCTCCTAGATGATCCAGAGCTTCGTCCGGTATTTCCATATTTATAGCCTCCTCCATAGAGATGGAATGTCCCAAATACTCTTCTAAAAGCATTTTTCTAGTTTGATTGGCCTGTTCGGTAATGCTCCGAATCTTTTCTTCTACATTTTCTTCCATGTCATTATAATTTTAAAAGTTTGCACTCGCATATATCATTCTCATTAGTCTTTATCTCTATGATAGCCAAATAACAGCCATATTGTGCTAGATAAACCGGTACATCCATCTCTAAATCTCGTAAATCGATACTGTTGAGACGGATATACTCGGTCACTACCTTTGCATCATTGATTAGTCCTTTGTACGTCTGGTAGTTATTTGCAATTAAGGTAGTCCATTCTAGCCCTTTGAATACTCCTTTTGTACCGTCAAGAAGCAATATTCGGGGATTTGTTTTATTGTATTGTAACTCCCCGTTTTCGTTGTAGGAATACATAGGGATATAAGCTACTCCATTCTTTGTATCGCAAGCGGAGAAAGGCAGTTTAATAGCATCACGTTCGTAATCTATCGTGGCATCATTGACCTGTATATTTCCATCGTAATCCCCTTTTACCTTATCATCTTCTTTATACCGGAATCTGTTATTTTGAGCTATATTGTCAAGAGTATATTTAAGGCTTCGTGGAGTTGCACTCCTATAAGCCATAATAACACGGTTAGTCCAATCTACAGCTTTAGATTTGTTTGCAGACAGATTATCGAAGGGAATAAACTTGATTCCATTTACGCCATCCGGTAAGGCAAACAGACCAACCATTGAGGCAATGGCCTTGATAAAGTCTATTTGTTTAACATCAGGAAGATTGGGAACTAAGGGAAGTTTCTCTCCAAAAAGAACTTCACCTCTAGCTGATAATGTAAGATTCAAATCGGTATATTGAGATGCCGTAGTAGTTGTATCATTCGTGTTTAACACAAAGAATAATGTATCTTCTTGTTTTAGTGATACTGTTGCATCAATGTTAAATCCTGCATTATATTGCTTATTGCCAATTTCCTGAAATGATGTCGGCTTTATAGAATGCACGAGAGATTCATTAACCCGTATTTCCAAATATACTTTATCGATATTACTTGGATTGTACGCCATTGTAAATGTTGTAAGAACAATCCCCTTTACTTTAGTATTTACTGAATCATGGGAAGATGAAAAACCTCTAGTTGTTAATGTTCTAAAAGGTGATACAGAAGATTGATATGTAAATTCCCTTATATTTCCGTACTTAAGTTGAGTACTATCTCCATTGAATTTGATATTAAGACCTATATTTCCGGATAATTGGGTACTTCCTCCTGTTAATTGTTCCCTGGATACTCCATCTCCTGTAAAATTGATTCTATATTTGTCATACAATTTTTGTGAATCATTCCTTGTCAAAAGAGGAATAATCATTCTGTTTATAACAGTAAGTTTTTCAGAAGGAAAATTAAACGTCACTCCGCTTTGCTCCTGAATCTTGTCTAAAATCCATTTCACAGTAACTACAGGATGATACCACACGTTCGGATCACCGGAATTGAATCCGTAATCAATAAGAGGAAACTGTACAGAATTGCTTCCTTTATTATTCCACACTACCCAATCTACTCCCTCTTCTGTTCCATATTCCAAATCCGTTAGCTTCTTACCATCGTTTACCACACCAGCGAAGTTAGTGACATTACCCCAAGTTAAAGCTATCTCTATAAATTCTCCGGTTTCAAGTAATACTACAATTGCATCTTTGATTATCTCAATACCATTTCGCAATAATGTACCTTTATGTTTTAGATAAGGATAACGGCTCGTTGAGCTCGGCATGTGAGAACACTCAATCAAAGCAAGATTTCTCGCTGTTTTCGGTAGCTTGATAGTATAGCTGCTATTACTTACGATCTTACTAATATCGGTTAGCAAATTACTTTTATAACTCAAAGTAATATCCGTTTTACCTAGATCAACCTTTGTATTATTGATGTATAATTCGTCTCTTATCATAATCATATTTTTATTTATGCCGGGTAGATCGTCCGAAGCAGACCTACCCGGTATTGGGTTATACAATCTTTGCCAACACTTTAATTAACTCTTTTGCTGATTCGTTAGTCAGACATACGGAGATGGTTCCATCCTCCGCAATATCGTCCGCCTCCAGATTACCGATCTCGAAAATTAGTTCATCGATATGTACGCCATCTTCTTTGGCATGATGAACGGAAAAATCGTATCCTGAAAAGTTATGTAATGACATCCCGTTTTCCGCTACTCCCCTCGTGCTAAGTTTTAGTAAGCGGATTGCCAAATTAACGGCTTCTTCCTTACTGATACTAC